CAGAAGATCTGTTTGGAGGACCACCGTTACCACCACCGCCAACACTAAATGCAAGGGTAGCTGGACCACTTACTGGACCTTCAAAATAACCAAATCCTCCAGAGCCTCCGCTTCCACCTCGTTCGCCGGGGTTGTTATCACCAGAACCGCCACCACCACCGGCGCCCCAAAGGAACGCTTGAGTTTTTGAAACATTTGCTCCTGCTGTAATATTTCCAGAAGCACTTCCTGATTTAAGATAATGATATTTCATATTTGCTGCACCTGCTCCTGATGAAGCAGTTACAACTCTTCCAGAGCCGTCTACTGTTATACTAGCTGCTGTGAATGAACCTTTAGCTGATTTAATTATTTTTGCCATGTTTTAGACTCCTTAATTATTAGTCAGCCATTTCAACATAAGAAACGTGAAATGATAAATCACTTGCTGTTCCTGCTGTAACGGCTAATAAATCTGTTTCATCTAACCAGATAGGTCCTACATCATCTAAAAAACTTAAAGTTGAATCAGCTGGAACAGAAATTGTACTTGCTATTTTATAATAAGTACTTCCGTTATCATTGCTTACTTCAATCGTTACATCACATGCGTTAGTGCCGTCTGTATTAGATATTAAAATTGTTTGTATTTTGGCAGCGTTTTCTGCAGTAACGTCTACCATAGTTGTTCTATTTGTATCGCCAAGATTACCCATAGCGTTCTTGGGTGTTATTGTTGCTACATTTACTAAATTAGGTGTTGCCATAATTTTTTATTCTCCTTATTCCTTTTAACCGAAAACCAATGCCATTGCAATAGATTTTCCTACTGTTGATAATTGGGCTCCTCCGGCTTGGACTTGACCTGTTCCATTTGGTGCAAAATTAATATTACCATTTGCTCCATCTGTAATTGTTATTGTTCCTGAGTCTGTACCACTATTTGTATTTAAAACTAGGTCAGTTGCTCCGCCTGTAGTTACAGTTAATGTTCCAGCACCATTTGAAGTTAAAACAGCTGCTGCGCCACTGTCTCCAACTTTTACTGTATCCGCTGCAAGTACAACATCACCAGTTCCATTTGGAACAATATCTATATCTGCATTAGAAGTAGATACTATATCATTTCCATTAACATCTAAATTACCACCTAATTGAGGTGAAGTATCATCAACAACATCTCCTCCAAACTCAACCATAACAATATTAGGGTTAGTACCATCGTCTGCTTTAGCATAAGCAATTACAGTTTTTCCATTTGGAATAACTGCTGTACCACCACTACCACTAACATATTTAAAAGTTACTGTTTGTGATCCTGAAGTTGCATTTTTTAAAATATAAAAATTTTGTACGTCTAAAGGAATAGTTACAACTCTACCTGAAGATAGAGAACCAGTAAATTCTATAACTCTGTGAGCAAGGGTTGCTCCAGTTGCTCCATCTGATACAGAAAGAGCAGTTGGTGTTCCTGAATCTGTAACAGCTTGAGTAGAAAAACCCCCAGAAATTTGTTCGAAAATACTTAAATTTGTATTTGTTTTTGTCCCCCATGTACCAGCGTTTTCACCAGTTGCTTGAAGTTCTATACCTAGCGGTGTGTATGTTGATGCCATAATTTTTATCTCCTATGCAACGTCACTATAACTTGTATTTGATCCTGTTGCAACACTTGTATATGATGTATTTGAACCTGTGTCAATAGCTTGATATGCTTGAATAAATATATCTCCAACACTTCCTGTTGCAGAAACTCCTGTTAATCCCATAACATCAGCAGGTGTTATAGATCCAATAGAAACTGTTGCAGAAACTCCTGTTAATCCCATAACATCAGCAGGTGTTATTGAACCCACTGCAGAAGTTGCAGATCTGCCTGTCGGAATTATAATTGGATTTGATGAAATACTTGTTTCTCCAACATCAATTGTTGCGGAAACTCCTGTTATACCAAATGCTAAATCAGCAGGTGTTATTGAACCTACTGCAGAAGTTGCAGCTATACCTGTTAATCCCATAACTTGATCTGATGGGTCTAATGTTCCTACACTAGAAGTTACAGAAACGCCTGTTGGAATTACAGTTACGTTTCCAATCATTGTAGCTGATCCAATACTAGCTGTTGAAGAAACTCCTGTTATTCCCATAACATCTGCAGGAGCTATTGATCCAACATTAGCCGCTGCTTGAGTTCCTATAGTAGCAACTATAACTTTATTAAATGAATCTCCGTAAGGTTCTTCACCCCAACCATTTCTACCCCAACCAACTGCAGTCCCAACACTAGTTAATTCACCTAATGCAGAAGTTGCAACTTGACCAGATACACCGATTGCGTCTTCTGGAGAAATATCGCCAACACTTGCTGTTGCAGAAATTCCTGTTACTTCAATTATTGTTATTGGTGCACCTGTTGCAGTTCCTTGTGAAACAGTAGCGGACAAACCTGTTGGTTCAACAGAGTATTCAACACCCCAACCGGAATTACTCCATTGTTGTCTTCCCCAACCTTCTACATTAAAAGCTTGTACTGTGCCTAATGCTGTTGATGCTGAAACTCCACTTGCATCCACTACAACAGTTAAAGCACTTTCTCCCCAGTTTTCATCACCCCAACTATCAGAACCCCAACCTTGTTCAGGAAAAGCCTCTACAGTTCCTATAGAAGATGTTGCAGATATACCTGTTAATACAACGGTTGCTTCATTAGATTGCCAAGAGTTTTCATTCCATGGAACTGAAGGATTATCTCCACCCCAAATTGATGTTTCTGACATAAGGAGTTCCTCCTTATGCTATCCTGATAATAGCGTTAGATGCGTCTGCTGTTGGAAATTGAATTGTGAAAGTTCCACTAGTTACAGTTTTATCTGAACCAAAAGCTATAACTGCTACAGCTTTATCAGATTGTGTGTCATTATAAATTAATGCACCGTTTGCTGTAAAAGAAGCACTTGTGTAACTTACATCAGCAAAATCACAGATTGCTGTTGTTCCAGAAGTTGTTGGCGTAACGCTTGTTAATGTTGCACCACCTGCAGTGTATGCAGATCCTGATGTGTTTGAAATTTCGTTTGAAGTTGAATAAGCAGTTGTGCCAGCACCCAAAGAAGCTGAACTTGTATATAAAGCTATTTTAAAAGTATTACCACTTGACGCCGTAAAATTGTGTGTACCCACTAAAATTTCTTGTTTGAAACTTGTACAAATTGCCGATGATATTGCCATAATTTTTTATCTCCTATGGGTTTGCCGAGTTAACTGGTATACGAACAGCGCCATCAGTGTAGTCATCTCTTCGTCTTCTTCCAACTTGCTCATTAGCAAACTTTTGTACCTCTTGTTTATACTTATTTTCATATAGTGTCAACATATCAATTGGGCCTTTTAAGAACCCATAAGTTTCAGATAGGCAACAATATAATAGACCGTTTGGAAAGTTTAGACTGATATAATTGGTAGTGTTGTCAGAGGCTAAAGTAGCTGGCATCTTGTTATAGTGTACTCTAAACTTGTATGTTGTATCAGGGACCGGGGCAAGAAACATTCTTCCAGATGTAGTATCTGTATTACCTGTTGCTCCTCCATACATAGAGTAGTATTTAGGCTTACCTCTTTTTGCAGATTCTGTTGAAGATACATATTCTTGTAAATATGTTACATCTTTTTTTTCTAAATAAGTATTAGCACCCGCTATAGAAGATGTTGAATCATAGACTTGTATACCTCTTATAAATAAAGCACCTGCTGGGGCATTAATAGATTCTTGACCTGTTACTAAATTACCTTCTTGTTGAAGTCTATCTGCATCGATAGGTATATCTCTCATTATTCTGTATTGAGAGTTTAAAATTATATTTTCTAAAATAGCAGTTGTTAAAACATTTGAATCTGTTTCAGTGTAATTTCTTATTTGTGTAACTAAATCTGAATAACTTAGACCGGCCATTATTTATTATCTCCTTGATGTTTTAAACGTATCTTTTTTTGTTTTGCAGTTTCTTCATACATTTCAAGATGAGGATCTTGTTTTTCAGGTTTAAAAATATTTTTTATCCAATTCCAAATTTTATTTATCATGCGCTTATTGTTATAGGCCCAACGGAACAACCGTAGCCTCCTCCTTTTACACTACCAGTTGTAGCAGTATCTGAATTAACTGTAAAGAAGAAGAAATTACTAGTCATATAATCAGACGTGTTTCTCCCAGGACTTCCACTTCCTGTATCACTAACATATTTTCCTGTCGTAATAGCATAGCCTGAACCTTGTCCTATTTGTGCTCCTGTAATTCCATCAAAGTTAGGAATAGTTGCATAAGCAAAAACGGCGTTTGTTGATGTTCCTGTTCCAGGTGAAACTGTTGGTGGTCCTCTAAATAAATATGTTGTTCCATTTGTTAAACCATGTCCAGGTGAAAATACATTTATAATTCCTGATCCTGCAGCATATGTTTCAAAACCATCTTGTGATATCATTACAGTTGTAATTGGTTCTGTTCTATCAGGTCTAACATTTAATAATGCAACACCATCTCCACCTGTTGGTTTTGGTTCTAATTGTGGTTGTTTTGGTTCAAACTCTGTATAATGAACAAACGAACCATTCCATTCTCTAACCATTTCTCTATATGGAAATTCAAGTCCTGATCTATCTGAAATAGCTTTTGAATGTTTTCCTACTGCATATTTAGACATTA